AGAAAACATATCGACAGCATGGATTTTCTTCGGTGCGGCCATGGCAACATGCTTGCTTGCAGACATTCTCAAGGGCATCTTCGTCTTAACATTCGCTGACTAACCCGCCTAAAGACACTTAGTGCAATAAATGAAGCTTTTCGGTCTGTGATGAAGGGAGACCCGGACTGACTGAAAAGCGACCCAGTTTTGAATGCGCGCTGCTTTGTGCAAAGTTGCTGTATGAAAATACTGACTTTTATGTTCAGCGCTCATCCAAAAGCATCTCGTCGAAATCCAACTAACCGGGGTTGTTTGTTGGATGAGGTGCCTCAAATTCAAAAAGCCTCGCCATCGTTCGGGGCTTTTTCATTTTGATGGTTTATTCGTAGAGCGCCAAAATTACAGGGGGTGATATGGGCTTCTACTATGTGTACCAATACAAGCCGAATGGTATGTCGTCAGGTAAGCATTTGAATGTATCAGATGAATTTTTATGTCGAGATAAGGCAAAAATAACGAGATCGAAACATCTTATTGAAGATCCAGATTGTGTTTTCTCAGGCATAATTGAGGCAAACTCTTCAAAGGAAGTATTTCTAACTGTACGAATCGATTCGCTTAATCGCCTTTGAAGCCCTTCATCTGAAACCAGTATTATTAATTTCTTAAGGTCGCTCTGGCGGCCTTTTTCTATTTCAGGTTCCGGGAACTATCATCGACACGCCTACTTGTTAAATCGTCCCGAGAGCCTGACCCCTTACACACAGCTCCCGCCATTACGCGAGGAGATAGAGATGATCCGATATATGCCTGACAAAATTGCATCCGCAGTCTCGTATTGCGTGTCCGGCAGTCTTATTTGTGGAGGCGGCATTTTGCAATGGTTGCACGACCTCGACTGGAACAAGGTTGCAGTGGTAGGCGGTTTTCTTATCGGTATAGCCACTTACCTAACCAACCTTTACTTCAAAAGACGCCAGACCAAGGCATACGAGAAGGCCCTTAAGAAGGGCTACATTACCGCTCCACCACAGGATAATTAACATGGCATCCACAAGAGCAAAACTCAGCGCAGCCATGCTATCCCTGATCGTCGCTGGAGCATCAGCGCCAGTGCTTTTTGACCAGTTCATCAGTGAGAAAGAAGGCAATGCGCTTGTTGCTGTGATGGATCCCGGTGGCGTCTGGTCACTATGTCATGGCGTAACAGTTATCGACGGCAAGCGTGTCGTAAAAGGCATGACCGCCACCGAGGCGCAATGCAAGAAGGTGAACGCTATCGAGCGTGATAAAGCACTTGCCTGGGTCGACAAGAACATCAAGTTACCGCTGACAGCTCCTCAAAAGGTGGGCATAGCATCCTTCTGCCCGTATAACATTGGGCCCGGTAAATGCTATCCATCGACGTTCTACCAGCGCATAAATGCCGGTGACCGAAAAGGGGCTTGCGAAGCTATCCGCTGGTGGATTAAAAATGGTGGCCGGGATTGCCGTCTGACTAAAGGCCAGAAGAACGGCTGTTATGGTCAGGTTGAGCGCCGCGACCAGGAAAGCGCGCTGACGTGCTGGGGGATAGAACAGTGAGTCGATTAACAGCAATCATCTGCGCTGTCGTTATATGCCTGCTTGTTTCCATGGCCTGGGCGATTAACCACTACCGCGGCAACGCCATCACCTACCAAGATCAGCGCGATAAGGCCACTGAAAAGCTCGGCCTGGCTAACGCCACCATTAAAGACATGCAGATCCGCCAGCGTGATGTCGCTGCACTGGATGCTAAATACACGAAGGAATTGTCCGATGCGAAAAAAACCATTAACGATTTGCGTCGGGATATCGATTCTGGTGCTAAACGGCTGCGCATCGCCGCAACCTGCAACAATGTGCGTAAAGCCACCGGCCCCACCGGCATGGATGATGCAACCGGCCCCCGACTTACTCAGTCCGCTCAACGGGATTATTTCATCCTCAGAGAGCGAATAGAGGTCATCACAAGACAACTTGCAGGAATACAATCCTATGTTCTTGTGCAATGCGTCAAATAATTAAAAAATATACTTAGGAACTATGGAAATCCTCTGGCTTTAAGAAATTATTAAATGGCATATCAGTTGATATGTCCTCAGGAGGATAAAATGAAAAAAGAACAACGAATAATTGATACAGTTTTTGGTGATGAAAAAAGTAACTACAAAACAGTTAAAGCTTTGGTTGATGGTGTGCCTATACCCGGAACCTTAATGAAAGTGTTGTTTGATGAGTGTGAGGCAAGAATTATTCGATATAAAAAAGGAAGTGAAATTCCTAAACATAAACATACATCTGAAACACTGAAATTTCTGCTGCGCGGGCGTATAGAGACATTAGATGGTGAGCAATTAGTCCCTAGTATTGGAGACTACCGATGTGGTGGTTTTGAATATGGACCTTGGATAATCCTCGAGGAAACCTACATCCTAGTCTTGCAAAAGAAAGGCACTAAAGCTCTAAAAGCATAGGCCATGACATGTCCAACCGCCTTCGGGCGGTTTTTTATGGCCATCACTATGGTTAGATTCATTGTGAGTGGATAAAGAGACTCTCACCTCAGACATCTGTTACATCGCCTTAACCACCAAAACAGGCGAAACCTTCGTGGGCAAGATGTCACGACGTCAGCCTGATCTGGTTAATGGAAGCGAGTCGCTGGCAACAGCAAGGATAAGTGGGATGTTGAGATTGGATAATGGCAATTTGCTTGGCTAATGATGACATCAATGTCTTGCCCCCTTAGACAATCAAATCCATACTGGGGCATAACAAAGTGCGGGAAAGAAACTTTAGGCGTGTCCAGAGATAACATAGTTTCTTTGACGTCGCTTTCAAGAAAATATTATTACTTGAATTATAAAGAAATTGCGATTTTTGCCGATAACCTTTTCTTTATACTTGGAGTTTTAATGATGCTGGAAGAAATTTTTAAAGATGTACTGCAACAAGTTAACTTACGTCTTGTCTATATTGTTAGCTATGATTTGAATAATGCACAGAACGAATATTCAGAGATAAATAAATCGCTTGAGAAAGCAGGTTACTCACGAGATTCAAACTTAGGTGAAAAAACAATACCTAAAAATCTCTTTGCCGGTGAAAAGGATAAGTTAATTAGTCCTAACTTAAAAGAGTCGGATTTCATCAAAAGCGAATCGTTAAAATTCAAAAACGAAGTCATTGAAATTATTAATAAAGAAGCACCTGATAAACTCGACAAGCTTTTTGTTTCGGTGTCGAAGAAAGATGTAACTACTATACGCTTAGTATAATTTTATATCCTTGCTTGTACTTCTTTATAGGCCACAGCTAATCACCTGTGGCTTTTTTTGAGGAGTATTTATGCAGGTCATTATTAATGGTATTGCGTATGCACCCGCCAGCGCAATTTCATCACGTATCGGGATTGCAATAACGACACACCAGCGCGCTGACGTTCTGAAGCGAGCGCTAGAACAGCACATGAAGCACCTGCCAGCCGGTGCGCTGGTGGTGGTTATCGATGACGGTTCAAAGCCTGCAGCGGTAGTTCCCGGCGGCGTGCAGCTGCTTCGCCATGAAACATCACTCGGCATTGTTGCTTCGAAGAACGCCAGCCTTTCAGCCCTGATGGATGCCGGGTGTGAGCATCTATTTTTATGGGATGATGATGCCTAGCCCATCGCCGATAACTGGCACCTCCCTTACATCGAATCACCAGAGCCGCACCTGGCTTACCAGTTTCTGGATCTGGCCGGTCGCAATAAGCTGAACGACATGGCAGAACTGTACCGTGATGGTAAGCATGTTGCTTACACCGGTCAGCGCGGGGTGATGCTTTACTACCACCGCAGCGCCATCGAGAAGGTTGGCGGATTCGATCCGGTATACGGTCGCGGCATGTACGAACATCCCGATCTTGCATTACGCATTCACAATGCCGGGTTATCGACATGGGCGTTCGCTGATGTGGTTGGCTCTGAAAAACTCATTCACTCAATGGATGAGCACGAAGAGGGCACGCGCTCTATTCCCCGACCTGAGCGTGAAGTACTGGTGAAACGAAACGTCGGGATATTCAACGCCCGACGCGATAGTGGTTATACCGGATTCGCGTCATACGGTATCAATCCGAACCTGGTGATTACGACGCTGCTCACGAACCAGCCAGACCCACAGCGCGCCGGGAAGATGAAACCCGACCCGCAGGCTCTGCAGGCTTGGGCAGACTCAATATCCGGCGCGCTGCCGATTGTCCTGGGTGATGAATTAAAAGAGTCGCCGACTGGTGCCGGTCTGTTTGAAGTCCCGCCGGTGGACATCAGCCCTTACTTTGCTCGCTGGCTTCACATCTATCAGTTTCTACGTGCGCACCCTGAGTATCACCTTGTCTGGTGTACGGACGGTACAGACGTCGAAATGTTGCGAGAGCCCTGGGCAGAGATGGAGCCGGGTAAAATTTACGTGGGCTCAGAGCATAAGACGTATGCCGACGAATGGATGAACGTCAATCACCACGGCAGTGCATACCAACAATTCCTGGAGCAGCACCGCGACGAACCTTTGCTTAACGCTGGCCTGCTTGGTGGCAACCGTGAGGACGTCATGGAGTTTGCTCACAGGATCATCCGAAAGCATTACCTGATTGAAAGCCACCGCTTTTGGAAGGTGGAGACTGCACCTGCAACGCTGGTGGACATGGGCGCGTTCGGCGTGGCCGCAAAGTCATTCAAAGTCATTCGGTGATCGAATCGTCACAGGCCCTAAGGTTCACACCGTTTTCAAAACTAATGGGATTGGTAAGGAGGCCGCATGGTGGAAACACAAGTAAGTGTCAAAATCTTTACAGCTGTGATGCACGAAAATAGCTTTTACATTCATGCTGACACCCGGCAAGGGTTCTGGATAACTCTGAGTAAAAGGCTTGGATGGGGCAAATTTGATTTAATCCGCCCCTCAGATGAATTTAGCCCTTCTGGAGGGCTCTTTGAATTAGTTGAATTGCGTTCGGCAGATTCAGAACACCCTGAGTCAATAGCTGTAGGGTCAAATGTTTTATGGCGTCTGCCGGAAGCTCTCGAAGTTTTGAAATCAGTCCCTTCTTCTGATCTTCAGGCATATTTGCAACGCGGATTATGTCCTCAAGAGCCACGATAGTATCGTTATGTAACCGAACTGTTTGTACTTTGAGAATGGCGCTCAGGCCGCCGTCAGCAAGCAAGAAATCTATTCCTTTCTCAGTGATGTAGCATACAGGGGCATTGAAGATAAACTCTACGCCAGCCATGGTATCGCTTCGTACGAAGGGAGAAGTAACAAGTCCATGCATCTGAAGGTACAGCATGGAAGCAACGAAGTGATCATAGTTATCAAACTTCTCTATGAGCTCACGCTCTTGCACTTTGTTGAGAGAATTAGGCGCGCAATCTATAAGAGCATTGAGAATTTCTAACTGCAATGCTCTATCGTATTTTCTTGTTTTATCCATTGTTTTGGCTCCGGGTATTGTATTGAAAGACTACTCTGGCTCGACCTACTAAACATCCTGATAAAAGAACAGTAGCTGCCATTGTGCGGTTTTTTTAATTGGAGATTCTCTGATGGCTGACGAGATTAAGTTTGTGGTGGTCGGCCATCACTCCCGGTTAGGGCAAGCGCAACGTCTTGCTGCGCTGCTGGATGCTCATCTGCTTATTTATGACGGTAACCACG